AAGGTTAAACACGTTGATAATGGATTTGTTACGTTTAATGGTGGCTCATTATGTCGTTATACAGGTTACTTATATCTTACGAGTGATAGTAAGCTTCTTTGGGTTCAAGAAAGATCCCTCAGGAAAATCGACAAACCCAACGGCGTTAGTTTTGAGGAAATGATGACTGAATTGAACAAGGACAAGAACAGGGAGACAGTCTGTGAGTGAATACATAACTCTGGTTCGTCTAACAAGATTTGCGCTGACTTGCTGGCTCCTCTTTGCGGCTTTTCTTGAAACCGGGCCATTTACCCTGATTTGCTTGGCGCTTATAACTATGGGTATGGAAGTCAGAGTATATATTGATTGGCTGGAGCATAGATATGATTAAACCTCAAACCCGTCAGGAAATAAGAGACATGGCCAAACCCAAATCTTATACTAAAGTCTACCTGCTTATTATAGCCTTTATAGCTGTGTGGATATGGGTGCTGATGTGAAATACACAATAGAAGAAAAAGAAGTCAATAACCGTGTTACTTACACTCTTATGAAAGGTGACTTCGAAATTTGTTTGTGCCCCAATAAAGAACACGCCGAGTTACTATTAAAGATTGTAAATAACAAACAGGAAGGCGCTGAAGAATATGAAGATCGCCAAACAGGAGAAACTAATAATGCCATGTAATTGTGATCATCTGGAACCAAACCTTCATGAGATAGAAAGCAAAAATATCTGCGAACATCTTGTGTGGCTTGCGAAAGCCAAAGGTCAAATACCAACAATGTGGATATCTAAAGGAGCAGAGAATCAATATGGAGTACCCCAAAAGGTGGAAGAGTTAACCCAGCTACTTTGTAAATCCTGCGAGAATACCCCGGAAGAGGTTATTTATAACGGCAGAATAATGGAGGCCAGGGCTTTGGCTGACTGGTGGGATAACCACAAAGAGGCTGACAAGGTAAGGCTTGAGAAAGAACGACAACACACCAAAATGCAGGAAATTGCACGAGTGGCAATGAGTTTACTAACTCCCGGTCAAACCAAGGCTTTAAAAGAATATTGGGGTTGCAAGTGAATTGACAACACTCGCTCAACTTGAAGCCGAAGAAAGGCAGATAATAGGGCTGCAAGAGAAATCTATACTCAATGAAATGAAGTCTCGGGGCTTAGTTGAGAAGTCTACGGTTATCGGATTCGTCTGCCCGGATAAAGGTCATACCCATTCTATAAGGAAGATCGACAACAAATGGGTCGAGACTGAAGATGATCCTGAAGTATACCTCGCTGCAGTGCTTGAGAGGGTCGTTAGGAGCACTAAACGTTTCATCATCATATACGGTGGGCGAGGGTCTGGAAAGTCCGTAGGTGTGGTTGATATTCGTTTAATCCATGCTAAGGACAGTGGAGAGAAGACCTACTTCCTCAGAGAATATCAATCCTCAATAAAAGCCTCAGTTAAATCCCTAATCAAAGACGAAGCCGAAAGACTTGAATTTAATGAATTCGAGGATATGCATAATTCTGTTAATTGTAATGAGGTGGAAGTCTTTGCTTTCGCCGGTCTTGCCCGTAATGTCCAGTCAATCAAATCAGCCCATGGTTTTGACTGTTACGCAGTAGAAGAATCCCAATTCATCACCTCTGAATCCTTGACCGACCTAACCCCAACACTCAGAAAGAAGCCCAAAAAAGGACTACCTACTGAATTAGAAGAATTTGTAGACGACAGCGGGGTATCAATGATCTTTGTGGCCAACCTTGGCTCAAGTGAAGATCCATTCAGCAAAAGGTTTTATATTCCTTATCAGAAAATTCTCGAAGAGCAGGGCTATTACGAAGACGAACTACATTTAATCGTTAAAATGAACTACGTCGACAATCCCTGGTTCCACCAATCAGGACTCGAAATAGAAAGACAGTGGGACTACGAGAACAGACCGCGGGCTTTGTACGATCATATCTGGCTCGGTGCTATGAATGACTCGGTTGAAGATGCTCTGATAATGGCTGAGTGGTTTGATGCCTGCATCGATGCTCATATTAAATTAGGATTTGAACCTCGAGGTGCAAAGATAGCCACACATGATCCCAGTGACACGGGGCCGGACGATAAAGGCTACGCACTGCGTCATGGTGTGGTCTTTTTAGATATCGAGGAGAAGAAAGACGGAGACATTAACGAGGGTGGCCATTGGGCGGCCAACAGAGCCATTGACCAGTCAGCAGACTATTATTCGTGGGATTGTGACGGTATGGGGGTAGGACTGGCTGAACAGAACTCAGCGGACTTTCATGGCAAGAAGACTACACTTGTAATGTTTAAAGGTTCCGAGACTCCGGACCATCCGAAACGAATCTATCAGCCAGCTCTAAAGGCTCCGATCGAGAATCAGAAGACCATAGGGGATAGTTTTCTTAATAAACGAGCTCAGTATTACTACGAGTTAAGAGACAGATGCTACAGAACCTGGAGAGCTGTGGTATTAGATGAATACCACGACCCGGAGACGTTGATTAGTTTTAGTAGCAAAATTAAGTTATTATCCAAAGTCAGGTCGGAATTGTGTAGAATGCCGGTTAAACCAAACAACTCAGGTCTCTTTGCCTTGTATACAAAACAAGAATTGAAAACAAAATTCAAGCTCCCAAGTCCTAACCTGGGTGATTCTGTCATGATGTCAATGCGCTACGAAGAGCCTGAAGAAGATTTCTCTGTAGTCTTTACAGGATGGTCTGATGTCTGAAGATTTTACCAACCATGATTATGTAATGGGAGAACTCCTGAAATCTCAGGATGCGGATAAAGACAACCGCCATGCCACTCGTGAAGCCAAAGCGTTCATTGATAAAAGGGATGGCCAATGGGAATCTTCAGCCAGACATAATACCAGCGGAAACGGCGATACAAATACAGCAAGCAATTTAAACCAAAAACCCCGTTATACTTTTGACCTGACCACCCCCGTTATTAAACAGATAGCTGGCAAATTAGCAAAGGCCGATTTTGCCGGGAATATTAATCCTATGGGAGGAGAGGCGACCAAGGATATTGCCGAGACCTACGATGGCCTTATAAGGAATATTCAGGTTATATCCAATGCTGATGATACGTTTAATTCCTCTGCTCTGGGAATGATTACAGGGGGTATTGATGGTTGGATGGTCGTTCAGAAGTTTATAGACTCGGACAGTTTCGACCAGGATTTAATTATTGAGAATGTTGAGAACTTTGTAGATAGAGTCTGGTTTGATGTCGGCGCTGAAAAGCAGGATAGATCAGATTCAAGATTCGGATGGAAATTTACCGGATTTACACCAGAGGAATATAGAAAGAAATGGCCCAACGGCACGGCAGAAAGTCTGGATTCCGGTAAAATAGAGAATCAGTATTTCCATAAGGCTGATTTAATCATGGTGGGGGAGTTTTATTATATTAAGGAGGTTGAGCGCGAACTGGTTCTGCTTTCCAATAATGCCGTGTTTGAAGTCAATGAGGATTACGAAAAAACCAAAGATGAAAGAGCAGCCGAAGAACCACCTGTTACTGAGATAAGAAGGCGTAAACGTAAAGAGAGAATTGTCTTTATGCGAATGATGGATGCCGGAGAGTGGTTGGATGAACCCAAGGAAACAGTTTTTGAATTTATTCCCTTAATACCGACTTTCGGTAATTATAAAATATCCGATAATAAAACGATTTACTATGGAGCAGTAGAAAAAAGAATCGATCCGCAGAGAGTGTTTAATTTTGCGATGTCTCGGCAAATAGAAGAGGCTGCTTTAGCCCCTAGAGCTAAATACTGGGTCACAATAGCACAAGCGAAAGGCCATAAAGATACCTTAGGCTCAATGAACACCAACAGCGACCCCGTGCAGTTTTACAACGCTGATCCCGAGTCCCCTATGCAGCCACAACTCTCAGGGGGTTATGTAACTAACCCAGGGTTAATTGAGATCACGCGAGCTTCAGGGGCTTTGATATCGGACACAGCGGGGCTATTTGAAGCTAATTTAGGGAATAATCCCAACGCTCAGTCGGGTGTCGCTATTGAAAAACTCCAGGACAAGGGAGATGTGGGAACAATTGAGTATTTCGGTTCGCAGGAAATAGCTATTTGCCATACGTTAAGAATACTAATTAAAGCTGCTCCCAAAGTTTATGTAGGGAAAAGACAGGTAAGACTTCTCAAGGAAGATGGGACTTTTAATATGGTCCAGTTAAATGAAGAGATAGTCGATGAAGAGACCGGAAAGTCTGTTACTTTAAATAATCTAACTATAGGTACGTATGACGTAACTTGTAGTGCAGGACCAAGCTTTCAAAATAGGCAGCAAGAAACTGTCTCGGCCATGGTAGAGATAGGCCAGGTTAATCCTGAAATAGTTCAAATAGGTTCTGACATTCTTTTGCAGAACGTCACTGCTCCGGGCATGAAAATATTGGCTGAAAGGGAGCGTGCAAGGCTTTTACAGCAAGGTCTAATTCCTGAACAACAATGGACCGATGAGGAAAAGGAACAGATTCAACTTGCTCAGGCTCAAGCCCAGCAGAATCAACAACCAAGTCCTGAAGAAATGATCGGGCAAGCGGAGCTCATTACAGCCCAAAACGAACAAACCAAGACTGCGGTGGATGTGGAGGTTCAGTCAGCCAACATTCAATTGAAGGGCAGAGAGCAGGACAGGAAAGACTTCGAGACTAGAGACAAGGCTCAAAAGACCGGGGCTAAATTAGTCAGTGATGAAAGGTCCAATGCGTTTGATCAATTTTTAGCTATTCAACAACAGCAGGGCGATCAAATAACTGCCATGCTGGATAACAATAAAACCATGGCTGAGACTCTGAATCTGCTTGCCGATGTCATACCGGGAATTATAGTAGGTCCGGGCACGACAGGCTCTTTTATTAAGCAAGCGGAACAATTGAGTGAATCAATAGACTCGAGTGCACTTGAAAATATATCACAATAACTGGAGCAAATTATGGGCGAAGAAGCAGAAGTGTTACCCGAAGTAACAGAACAACCCGGTCTTGATATTAAGGAACCGGTAAAAGAGTCTGTCTACAGCGAAAATACAGGGATCACTGAAGAAGCAACTGAAGTAGTTAAGGAAGAACAGCCTGCAAAAGTCGTTTTTGACGAAGCACAGCAAAAGATTATCGATGATGTCGCGGCGAAAGGGTCACAGAAATTCAAGGATCAGGAAAGAATAAGCCAGGGTTTACAGGCCCAGCTCGACGAGGCCAAAGCCAAAATTCCTAAAAGTCTTAGACCTGCTATTCCTGATTTACCGGAGCAGTTTGATGATAAATACGCCGAAAAAATGGCTGCAAGGGACAAAGCTATTACTGATTCGGTTAATTTCGATGCCAAAGAAAAAGCTGAAAGTGACAGGGCTTTACAGGATCAACAAACCCAGCAAGTCCAGGAGCTGCAGGACATTAAAACCATTGCTGAGAATTACTTTAGTACGGCTGGAAAGTTAAACATCGACCAAGAAGAGTTAAAGCAGGCTGGTGCCATCCTTGTTAATGCAGGTGTCCCTACTGAAAATATAAAACGGTTAATGCTACAGCCTAACGGCTCCCAGATAACCATGTTTCTGGCTAAAAACCCTCAAGAAGTAAATAGCTTTGCGGCCATGGGTCTAGCGGATGCATCGGTAGCTCTTGCGATTGGCTTAACTCAAAAAGCATCCGAGATGTTCAAACCAACAGACTTTCCACCTGATCCTACCGAGACGTTGAAAGGAGGCGGGGCCCAGGAAGGAGACCCTTATGCGATAAAAGGGGTCAAAGTACATTTTGGCTAGTTTTTATGATATATTCCCATTACCGGTTAACTCCGGGCACATTACCTGTACAGAGACAGGGGCTTTAAGCTGCATAACATAGAAGACTTGCACCCTTTTATGTGCTCGATTCGGCTGTCGGGACTCGAATACTCTTAACTGAGTACACTATTCTTGTCTTTACAGGTGAATTTATGGCTAATAACACAGCGTCAAACTTTGCGCGCAAACTCCTGATGATGTTTTTGAAGGGATTTGAATCCTCGCGTGTTCTCACTAAAACTATTGATACCCAACTCTTTCAGGGGAAGTTAAATCCCGAGAGCGGGACGGTTATCGATGTCAAACGACCGCACGACTACAATGCAATTGAAACTGCCGGTGGTGATATTTCACTGTCCACCAAGTCTGATATTATCTCAGGTAAGGCTTCTGCAACTGTTCAGAACTACATCACTGTGGCGACTGAATGGAGCAATATCGAAGAAGCCCTTGAATTAAATCAACTCGAGAAGATCATTGCCCCCATGGGTACAAGGTGCATAACGACTCTGGAGAAAAACCTGGGTGTCTTTATGCTCAACAACGCAGGGTTACTGCAAGGTTCTGTAGGAACGGCTGTCTCAAAGTGGAG